GCTACAGAAGAAGCAAAGAATATTGATGCTATTGTTGGTGGTTCTTCCTCTTCATCTCAGGAATCTTCCAAGAAAGGCTTTGCTACAATGTCTCAGGATTCTGCTGACGAATTGAACGGACGCTTCACCGCCCTTCAGATCGCCGGAGAGGAAATCAAGAATCAGAATCAACTTCAAACAATGTCTATTCTTGACTTGAAGGCAGGTATGTTGTCCATAGGTGCAAACACGTCTGGAATAAAGGATATTGCAGGAGAGACAAGGGACCTGATACGGCTTTCCTATGAGGCTATAACAGACATTCGAGACAATACTAACGTCATGGTGAAGCCTATACAGCAGATGGCGGCTGATATTGCAGAGGTCAAACGAAATACTAATGGGTTATCAAAAAAGTAAAAAGAAAGGCGGATGTTAGTCCGCCTAATTACTTATTGAATGTGTTGAGCTCTCCTTCAAGCTTATCCAATTTATCGGAGTGCTTTGATTGAGCTATAAGATGGATATAGTGATCACCATATATCATATCTTTTAAAATAATAGACTTATTTATAAACTCCCCCTTATGATGTCGAGTCGCTCTATCAAACATAGAAGTAAATAAAAAACTGCGGTATTGTTGATATGACATTTTTCCTCTAGTATCTCTTTGTTTTATTGGGTCTTTAGAACAATAAAAATATAGAATAACATCATTTTCATCCAAAAAATTGAAGAGTATTGACGCTATTTTATTTAAGGTTCCTGCATTATTAATAATTTCTGTCTTTGACATTGAAATCAGAGCTATATCTACAATTTCAATAGTCGAATCAATTGGTATATTCTTACAGTCAGTAAGCTTTAGAAGGTATTGGTGTCCGTCAGAGCACTCAATAGGCAGTGTGATATTCATTACTTTTTCTTAGCGGGGAAATACTTATCCTTTTTAGTTAAAAGTTCATTTTTGGTTTCACATTTCCTACGCTCCAATTCTCTCACAAATTCAAGAAGCTTTTGTGATGGTTTTTCGATTACTAATGGGTCCTGTGTGTAAGATGAAGTTTTCATATTTAATTCTCCTTTGTTTGTAACGTGTCATAGTCACGCTATTTTGATGTTGCAAATATAAATAATACAAATCAAGATTGATTGATTGATTAGCAGATTAACTATTTATACTATCGGTTTTTAATAGTTTTTAATAGTTTTGGATAGTTGGGAAGATAATCCTTTTATTTAAGCATAATTTCGCACATTTCTTATATTGTGGGATTTTTGTTTGTAAAGTAGAGATGGTTCAGCTATAAATTTACGACATTTGTCAAAGTACGAATTATCAAAAAAGTAATATTATGACAGGAGACCTACTAATCAATAACAAAGATGCCTACACGATGTGGGGAGTCAATATGGGAGATGGATTCATAGAAGCTATTTACGCTCCACTCCCTATGAAAGATGTGATTGAAAACAAATCGCGTCTACAAGACGGGAAAAGAATTATAATCGAGAACAGAAAGGTGGACGAACGGGATTTGACTCTTACATTTACACTGAAAGGAAGTTCCCCATCCGATTATACAGCCAAGTACAAGGCGTTTCAGAATGAGATAACAAAGGGGGAATTTACAGTCAAAGTTCCGGCATTAGGTGAAGAGGTTTATCATCTATACTATCTCCGGTCAGCATCTTTCGGCTTCAATACTGCAAGAACGTTTTCAAAGATTTCAGTTAAGCTGAACGAGCCGAATCCTGCGAATAGGGAATAAAGTTACCACAATTCGCCAATTGTGGTTTATAGAGTTGCCGGATTTTATGTTTTGATGTTTCTATCAACGAACTTTGTGATATGGCAGAATTAATAGACATCAAAGACATATCCGGCAACATTCGTTTTTCTACTTCTATCAACGAAGGATCAAAGCGGCACTTTCTTCTGATGAAGGAAGACTATATAACTTTGAAGTTTTCTCTTGCAGATCCTATCTACTTTCAACTAGGAGATGGTATAGATAACGAAATTGGCATGTTTGAGCTTGTAGATTTGTACAAGCCCACCTATAATTCTACGAGCGGTGGTTATGATTACGAACTCCGGCTGGACGCCTACTACTGGAAGTGGAAAAACAAGAAGTTTTTCTATACTCCGGAGAGTACCGGTCGCGAGGCGAGCTGGAACCTGACAGCCACCCTTGACGTTCATCTTAAAGTCTTCCTTGATAACCTGAAATCACTCGGATACAAATATAGAGAAGAGGATTTTAAATATGAGATTGATACTACGGTTGAAAACACTTCCAAGCTCGTTTCGTATGATAGCGTAAACCTGATTGATGCCCTTACCCAAATGGCGGAGACATGGGAGTGTGAATGGTGGATAACTGATAAGACAATCCATTTCGGACGTTGCGAATACAGCTCTCCCGTAGATTTCAAGGCCGGAGATTTGACAGATACTGAGGATGTAAACGTAAGCTCCATGCAGCGTAGCGATAGTCAGACGGTTTTCGCTACTCGTGTTTATGCCTTTGGTTCAACGCGAAACATTCCTTCTACTTACCGTAAGAATCTTATTTTTGATGTCAAGCAGGCAAACGGTAGGGAAATATCCGATACGGCAAGACCGCTTGATGTAAAGTATTTCCCAAGTCGCGTCGTTCACAAAGAAGAGTATTCGGTAAAGGAAAGTATAGGTAGTGGCAGTTTTACTGCATCTTATGTAGAATGGACGCATGACACTGATATCGTAGCTTCGTTACCTGCAGGGGATTATAAGGTTTCATCAGGAGATGGCATATCAATTAATGTATCCACAGTTATTCCTTCAATCGGATCAGGACGTTCTTTTCTTCCTGCCGGTGATTATGTTTTGAGGGCATCTTATGTCTATAAATTATCTGGTGTAACTAAAGAAGTTTCTATAGGTAATCAAACGGTTACCTTATCCCAAGAGCAGCAGTACGAAGTCTCTGCTGTGTTTGCTGTCGCTTCTTCTTTGCAGATTGAAGGAAATGCTACTGATTTAAAGATCAGGATATACGCACATGTCCCATCCCGTGAATCCTCTATTCTGAATGATTCTTTCTCGGCTTATGTTTCGTATGATATAACTCTATTCAAAGGATCGTCAGCAGATGCTACAGTGACCTTTCTTTCCGGACTAAATTCGGGCAAGACATTCTCCTGTGTATATAATCCGGACCATTTAATCGGTGATTCCGCTAACGTAATACAATTACCTAGCGGAGTAACGGCCTCGCTCGGTGATAGATATACAATTGACAACATCATTAAGGGAAAGGTGCCTGACAGCTACTTTAGTAAAGATGACAAGGAGCTTACTTTAAATGGTGTGGTCCAGAAACGTCTTATGCTCCCGGAGGAAGTTCCTTATGTGGATGCTTACCGTTATAGTCCTACAGGAGAACGTATATACATTGGTGAAACTCATTATGATGACAATAATAATGTGGAGATGTCGCAGGAAGAAGCTGTAGAGGGAATTGTCATCTTTGAAGATGAACATCCCAAATATGTCGGCACATTATCAAATGTAACATACCGGGAGGAAGATGAACTTGACGAGGACGACAATCCAACCGGAGACAAGTATCGTATCTATACGTTCAAGGATGCAGGGTTGAAGAATTTTACAAATGACTTCCGGCTGGACGGAGAAAGTTTCCGCTTGACCTTTCAGACGGGCAAACTCGCCGGCCTGGACTTTGAGTTACTTCTGCAGGAGAGTGATGATTCCGGTGCCACTTTCGAAATTGTGCGTAATGAGGATTACGGCCGTTACCTTCCTGATGACATTTTGTTTCCTGCTGATTCTGACACATATGTTCTTTATGGTTTTGATACGGCTTATGTCTCAGAAGAATTGATTCCGGAGGCCGAAGATGAGTTATTGAAAAAGGCAAAAGACTATGTCAAAAAGTCTATGATTGATCCTTCCACCTACGATTGTGATATGGACCCTGAGTTCATCTATAATAATGGGAATGTTATCACCTATGAGGTGGGAGACAAAGTAAACTTGATCAATAAGGCTTTCTTTCCTAAAAGCAGACAATCCAGAATAATTGGTTTTGAGTGGCCGCTGGATATTCCTTACGATCATCCAATTTATACGGTTGGAGAGACTGCCTCATATTCGCGTATAGGCGAGATAGAGAGCAAACTTGATTCTCTTACATACAAGGGACAGGCATATACCGGTTCTGTGTCAGGAAGTGGAGGAACGAGTATATATCTCATTGGTTTGAATGACAAGACTGTTCCTACGGATCGCAATACATTTTCGGCAAAAAGAATTATTGATGAGATTGAACGTCGCTCCCTTAGCAGCATTGAAGATGACAAAGCAGAAGGATTGATAACTTTCGGTAAGGGATTTGTGTCGGAAGGATTTTCTGCAGCTAACGGTGGCCTTGTAGTTCGTGGCGGAGAATTGATAGAAGAAGTTGAAGATTCATTGATTGAAGAATTAGAATAATATGGCAATACTAAGTAACGGTAAGTTCTACGGATTTCTTTGTTCTGTGAAAGCGACAGGACGTAAGTTGTCGAACGGCGTAAAGGAATACGTCGAAGACTTCGTGTCCGGATTTGCCGGTCATGGATGGAAGCTGTGGGAGTATATCAAGGGCAAATGGAAGCTGGAGATAGACAGTCTTGTTGTTCGCGAGACAATGGTCGTTTTTGAGCTTCTTATTCAGAAGATCCGCGCGGTGAAGGGTGCACTGGGTATCACTCAGGCATGCGGCCGTATAAAGACTGCCACGCTGGATGAGTCCGGACAAAACTGGCTGGTCACCATCGAGGATGAGATGTCTTTTGTCGCACACGATTTCATCCGGTGCCAGGATTGGACGAATGGTACCCTTAAAGGCTATTGGGTCGAGATAGCCGAAATACGCAAGATTGACGGTGTTGATACAATCGTCATACCTGTCAGTGAGTTCACCGGCGGTATAGGTTACACAGACGGCATGGAGGCTGTTGATCCGGCATTGTCGGGTATGACTACTCCGGCTGTCAGTGATGAGATTGTCCAGTTCGGTAACTCGAAGGATGTAAATCGTCAGAGTGCGATCTATCTGCATGCCGATGAAGGTGGACAGCCTGCAATCGATATTCTGTTTGGTATCAACAGCAAAAGTTTTGCCGGTTGTACGAAAATCCGTATGGGCGGTGATATTCCCGGAACAGACGGGCTTAAGGGTTTCTATTGCGAAAATGGTATGATCAAAGGTACAGACTCTAAAGGGCATGTCGTTTACTGTATCTATCCGGACGGTACTGCTGAGTTTGGAGACGGATCAGCCCGATTTGCTACAGATAGATCAGGTCACATAGCCGGAGGTGCCATTTCGTGGTATTGGGACGCATCGAAAAAAAAATATGTGTGCTCCATGAAGGGAGTGGTTCTAACGTGGGATAATCTGGACGAGGAAGCAAAGGAGAATCTAAAGGGCGAACCGGGTAAAGATGGACAGCCCGGTACGGATGGCAAACCGGGTACTGACGGTAAAGACGGTACAAGCCTCATTTTTATGGGGGAATTCTCTTCTGCTCCGGCAAATCCTCAGAACGGATACTGGTATCGTAATACTACCGACAAGAAATGCTACGTATACCAGGATGGCGCATGGTATGTGATGACTGAGGATGGAAAGAATGGTCTTGACGGCGAAGGAAGTATTTCTGCTGATCTTGACGATGAAATGCAGTCTGTAGCTTGCTCTCTGGACGGGACAGTGGTATTCGGTTTGCCCATCACAACAACATTCTCTATGTTCTACGGAACAACCGAGCTTCCTCTTGATTCTCTTTCTGTAGGTAGCATTACAGGCGTGACAGCAACGGCTGATCGTAGCACGGGGATAGTTAAGGTTACAGCTATTACTGCTACGGTGGCTGATGTAATTCGTATACCCATAACGGGACGGGTAACATACAAAGGTTCTCAATATGAACGTACCCTGCATTTATCGATAAACAAAGTGAAGCCGGGGGAGAATGGAGAGAATGGGACCGACGGAACAAATGGTCAGAACGCGGTCATTTACTCGCTTCAGCCATCGACCAATATCATAAAGAGAGATGCTGACGGGAACAGTGATGTCTCGAATATATCCTGCCGGGTAATGAAGACCGACGGAGCTTCTACTGTCGTATCCTCTCTGCCGGTTGGCTACTCAATGGATTATATTATAGACTCAGGGAATGCGACTAGCTATACTCCGGATAAGCAAATATCCGTCTCCGGGATAACAGATAAGATACAGTTCCGGCTTTACAATGAAACATCGGGAGTAGTACTGATCGACCGCGAAACGATTGCTGTTGTCTCAGACGGGAAGAAGGGGCTTGACGGTATAAATGGTGAAGATGGTAAAGACGGGCTCAGTATTACGTGGAAAGGGGATTTATCAAGCGCTCCTGCCAATCCTCAAAAAAACTGGGCTTATCGCAATACCAGTAATGGTATCGTCTATATCTATAACGGCACCGCTTGGGAGTTGATGGTTGCGGACGGTCAGGACGGAACAGATGGTACTGACGGCACGGATGGCCTGAGTGTTTTCATTACATACCATGACAGCGAAGATGAGCCATCCCGTCCGACCGGAAGCGGGACAAGCGGAGGATGGCATACTAACGCTACAAAAGATGTTGTCTGGATTTCTCAGAAGGTCGCTTCAAGCGCTTCTTCCGGCACATGGGGTGATCCTATACGATTCAAGGGATTGCCGGGAAAATATACGGAACTACGGTATAAGTATGCTTTCGGAAAGCCTGCTACGCCTACCGGTACAAATCCGGCAGGATGGTCCCTTTCTCCGGATCGGGAGGATATTACCTTCTCGTATTCGGGTAACTTTACAAAAGACGGTGATTACTATGTCTCTCCATCTCCTACATCTCATTCCTCGACATACAAGCAAAGGGTGTCATTTACGACAAGAAGAGCTAATCAGATGATACATATAGAGATTGATGTATCATCCGAGCAGAACTACGACAAGGGTATCGTAGAAGCCCTTGATACGTCCTATCGCATGGACAACGAACATGCCTGGGAGGGAAGTGGAGTAACCAATGCGGTGGTGGATATTGCAGTGCCTACAGCCGGCAGTCACTTTGTTGAGATTGTATATACGAAAGACGGCAGCACAAGCAGTAACGAGGACAGAGTCAAGTTCCGTATGCTCGATCCTACTACCTGTTGGTATTCCACTGCAGTGATTGATGGTAAAACAACTCCTTCCTGGAGCGAACCTGTCATATTCCCAACGGACTCCAAGACCGAGGAGCAGGTTTACCTGCTTGCAAAGTCTAAGCGTAATGTTATTGACCTCCCGACATCCAACGAATACGTTAACGAATACATTGGTGATGCTTCTGAATACAGTAGCTCAAAATTCTATTCGGCAGGTAACATAGTAAAATACAATAATGTATACAAGGTAGCTATTCAGGCGCATTCGGGGATTGCTCCGACCAATGAAGCATACTGGGAAGATGTGCTATGGTGGGTGGATAATCCTCGTGGCGCATCGGAAACTTATCCTTATGAGTACACTTGTGAACGTACTCTACAGGATGGAAAGTGGGGAGAGTATAAGAATTATCACCTGTTTGGGCATTACGGGAAGGACGGCGAACCGGGAGAGGATGCAAATCTCCTTCCCTGGGTAGAAGATTGGAACAATAATAAAACAGAAATAGGTGGAGAATACCTTATTTCACCTAAGATATTTTCTGGAACCAAGGATAGCAGTGGGAAACTGACCGGTATTGCATTAGGAAGAGATTGTATTACAGTCGATGGAGAGAAAAGAACGGGAATCTTTGCTCTTGTGGGTGGAAATATTGTATTTAAACTTGACCCAATATCCGAAGAGTATGAGTTTCAGGGTAGTGTGGTGGCAGATTCAATTACAATGAAAGATTTTGCACATCTTTCACAGGCTATATTTAAAGGAGACTTTATGTTCTCTCAACAAGGAATAGATGCTGATGGGAATCCAACCTCCAATTATCAAGAATTTAATCAGGAAAATCCGCAGGGTGGGAATTTTAAACCTAATCTGGCATTCAATCTTAAAACAGGGGATCAATATTCGAATGGGGGACATGTATATGGATTTGCGACCAATACTCCTATACAAGCTAATGGTACTTCAGTAGATCCCGACAAGGTTGCTTACAGTAAAGTGAACATATTATTTAGCGGAACTTCTTCCTTGCGTTTGCCTAATGATAAGAAGTTTGATGGAGTTGAATTCACAATTGTAAGTACTGCTTCCCGATCATTTGATGGTAGTGCAAATATTTATAGGGAAGGTGGAGGAGATACTAATTACTCAGCTACAGGTATACACTACAAAGGTGTAGAAATTAGGACGTGCTATATGAGATCGGAAGGGTCATTTATAAGGTTGATTGCTCATTGGAACGGTTCTAAATTAAAATATTACGTAGTCGGTCATAGTGATAATTTTGCCATGATTGAGCCTATTTTAAACACTCAAGGAACAAGTGCAACACTGGGTATATGGTTTGTAGATCGAGTTTATACATCAAGTACTAGCATGCGAGTCTATTATAACGATATTAATTTATTCTTATTTATGCTCAACGTGTATAGTGGAAAAGACGCTCCTAATACTGGTGGTTTAAACTTTACTTCTCCAAGTAGTTGAGTTTTGTTCAATGTATAACAACAAAGAATCAAGATAATATATATGCGAGCAAAAGGTACAATAATCAAGTTGGCAATCTCCATCGACCTCCCTTCGGGGCTGACGATGGATGATGTGGACTTCCAATGCCGCTTCTTTGTCTTCTCCGCCTCACAGACGATAGAGAAGTCTAAGATGGTACGCATTAATGAGAACAGCTACAGCTGCTATGTTGACACAAAGATTATCGGATCGGGGGAAATCTGGCTGGAGACTACGGCTTACCTTCCTGACTCCGACTATGAAGGCGGAACAAGAGTAGAGGTAGATAAGATGAATACCGGTATAAAGATAGTGTAAAATGGGATGTATATCTGTACATATCGAAGCTATCAAGGGCATTGGAAATGTCTCGGTCAAAGCTGATGAGATGAAGGTTTCCGCTTCGGCAACGGGCATGAAGGTGTCGATAGGAGTTGTCTGTGATGTTGGTAAGCAGGCTTATTTAAAGGTGGACCCTGAATATATATGGCTGATGCCTTCGAATAACTTTGAGGATAACGTCGATGTGTTGTCCAATGTGGTATGGCAGGCTGTGCAGGAAGAATGATATAGTTAATTGAATTGTTTTATTTAAATGTTGTATTATGGCAAAACCTAGTTGGTTAAAATTAAATCCGTCTACCGGATCTGGTAACGGAACAATTGCGAATAGCGCGGACGCTCATACTGGGCGTACAGCTCGTACTGGTACAGTAACGGTTACCGGTGTTGGTGTTTCCACTCCTTCAACTTATAAGGTGACTCAATCTCCGAAATCTGAGTTTGCTTCTTTTGATAACGGTTCGGAAATGTCTGCTCCCAAGACAGCGGGTACTGTGACCGTAGAGGGTAAAACAAACTCTTCGAAATTGACGTTTGCATGGGCGGGGAGTGTAGTTGATGTTACCTTGCCTGCAAAGTATAATGCCAATGGAACGCAGACTAACAATGCGGCTACTATTTCTGGTGATCCGGGAGCTACCGCAGAGTTTCCCTTTTCTATTGAATTGGAATTTCCTAAAAATGATACTATCGAAGAGGTCGTTAGAACCTTAAAGGTGACTGCCAATGGCGGACAGGCTGCTCAGATTGCTATCAAACAGGCTGCTGGTGATGCTACATTGTCTGTTTCTCCGGCGGAAATTACTATTCCTCAGAATGGATCTGCTGTATCCGTCAATGTTACGTCTAACACTTCCTGGACTGCCGCATAATGAGCATGCAGATTCCTTGGAAAGAAGGAGAAGGCAACATCGTTATCACTCCCGGTTCAAATGGAACCGCAAGCGTGTCAAGCGATGTTGCCAACGAAGGACTCGACAGGGAGCAGACTGTTGTGTTTAGGACAACTAATAGTGGAGTACAGGCATCTGTCTCCACTACCATCTCCCAGATAGGCAAGAGACAGGCATTCGCTGTTGCTGAAGGACGTTTCTTGCTGTCGTATGGAAGTACGTTTAATGTGATTAAAAAAGAGTTTGCATGAGTGATTATAATAGCGGATTTACAGGAGATAGAGTTGTAGAATTGCTGAACATGATTCCCAACTTGGCAAAGGCAGACTTGTCTAACGCTATGACTCTATCTTTGGGCATGAACGGATATGCTAAGTTTAATAATGGTTTATTGATTCAGTGGGGATACAAGTCAAGCTCAAGCAACGACACCTATGTGTATTTACCACTATCATTTTATAACACCAGTTATGTTCCTGTGATTACCTACTACGAACCGGGCAGCGGTATGAATGTTGTTACTGGTCTTATAATATCGGTAGGTACAAACCTTTTTAGAATACGTAGTAGATATACCGCTGGGGATAATAATGGTACTGGCGCGGGAACTAATCCTTTTTATTGGATAGCCGTTGGGCGTTGGAAATAAATAATATTATGGCAAAATATTGGAAACAAGGATTCTACGATGAGCCACAAGAAGGTTCAGTAGAGATAACGGAAGAATACTGGCAGGAGTTGCTGGACGGTCAGTCATCCGGAAAGGAAATAAAGGAGAACGAAAGCGGCTATCCCGTATTGGTTGATCATGAGTATACCCTTGATGAACTAAAAGAGATGAAGATAGCGGATATTAATGCTTATGACAAGTCAGACGCTGTGAATTCATTCACTCTCTCCGGAAAGAGAATGTGGCTTACCAAAGAGGACCGCGTAGGTCTTGTTAATTCAATCAATATTGAGAAGCAGGCCGGAAGACTGGATACCGTTTTATGGTTTGATGCGGTAAAGTATACGATACCTGTTTCAAGTGCTCTCCTTATGCTGAACTCATTAGAGTTATACGCTCTTGATTGCTATAATGTGACGCAGCAGCATATTGCTGTAGTTCGGGGATTGCAGACGGGAGAGGAAGTCGAGTCTTACAACTACAAGACCGGTTATCCGAATAAACTAGAGTTTTCATTATAAACAGATAAAACTATGATTTTGACACTACTATCATTATTGGTTTTCGCATCTTATGTTGGTGTGATGATTTACAAGACAAAGGGTATCCCTTATTCTATTTCCGATACCTATTACATTCTGAGTAACAGGTATTGGTTCGGTATATGCATGATTCTCCCGTCTTTGCTGTTGCTTCCGGCCGCATTGGATGCAAGTACAGAAAACAGTCAGTTCCTGATCTTTCTTTCTGTAGTCGGAATGATCGTGTTGGGAGTATCCCCGAATTTTAGAGGAGCGCACAAGAAAGCTCATATAGCCGGCGCGGTGATGTCGCTTGTATTCTCCCAGATATGGGTAGGATGCAATTCGTGGTACTGGCTGCTGCTATGGGCTGCATTTCTGATTTACGCAATAACGTTTGTAATCAAGAATTGGTCAGGAAACCTTATATGGGACCTGACGGCATGCAAATCGATGTTCTGGATTGAGTTAATTTCATTGCTAACCGTTTATTTGACTTGTTTGCTATGAAAGAAGCTATAGTACATACAACTACAGGCGGATTTGCGGCAATCGCTACCGCATTTGTTTCCGAGTCATTGCAGAATATGATTCCGTGGCTGATTGTATCATGCGCGGTAATCCTGTGCGACCTTCTCTTCGGTGTCAGAAAAAGTATGCTAATGGGTGAAAAAGTCAGATTCTCTCGTGCAATTCGTGCGACTATGGGAAAGATGGTTACTTATTTTGCTTTTGTCTGCATGGTCTGCATGATCACTGTAGCAAGTCATAGTGAATATCCTATTGATGTATATTCCTGCTTATTGGTATGCTTCATCGAAGGATGTTCGATTGTCGGCAATATATTGAAACCAAAGGGGATCAATATAAATGTAATTGGAGCTTTGGGAGTCTTTGGAAAGAAGGTGTTCAAGGTTGATAAAGAAGATGTGAAGGAGATTATAGAAAAGGAGAAGTAAGTATGAATTTATACACTATTATTTATGTTCTTCCCTTTTTGCTTTTTATCATACTCTATGCATTTGCGGAGAATAAGCCCAAAAATGGCAAAAGGAGTGTAAAGAATCGCAGAAGCTTGAAGAAACGTAGTTAAAGCATGTTCATATCCTAGGATGTAATCTGAAGGAGATATAAGTAATTTAGACGATGTCACTAATATGGGAAGAATTAGTATAAAGGCTTCTAGTTTGTATCTTCTTTTTGATATAGAAGAACATAGACATAACCATATAAAAGAAAAGTAAATGGATAATATAGAAGAAGTTGCCGTAAATATGATTTGCAAATATACATCGAGAGATTTAAACTCTGGTATATATAAATACAAAATAGAAAAGCATAGTGGCAGTTGTATGCAAAATCCTGTAAATACATTCTTTTGTTCAGCGTTATAGCTTTTTATTAATTCTGAAATATCCATAGGTGTATCATTTTTTGCAAAAGTAATAAATTATAAAATAGAAAATGAATATGATAAATAAAATCAGCGCACTAGCCGGCAAGCTTCTATCCATGATAGGCATAGACGGCATGGTCCACATTATAGTATGCCAGAATTTGGTTATGTGGCTATCAAAATATATTCCGCTATGGTTAGCGGTCGCTATAACCGTTGCGATCTTTATTCTGAAGGAAATATACGACAAGTATTGTAAGAAAAGCGAGTTTTCCATCAAGGATATTATCTGTGATTGCGGAGGTTTGGCGTTGGGAGTATTAACATTAATTTTATAGGAGGAAACATATATGGCAGATGTGAAGAAATTGGCACCGTTTATTCTAAAATGGGAAGGCGGTTTCGTTAATGATCCGGATGATTTGGGAGGTGCTACTAATATGGGTGTAACAATCGCTACCTATGAGGCGTATTGTAGAAAGAAAGGCTATCCTAAACCGACTATAGAGAGACTAAAGAATCTTTCCAAGGAGGAATGGACAGAGATATTGAAAACTATGTACTGGGATAGATGGAAGGCAGACGAGATCAAGTCTCAGTCGGTCGCTAATATTTTAGTTGATTGGATATGGGCCTCCGGTATTCATGGTATCAAGATTCCGCAGGAATTGGTTGGTGTAATGCCGGACGGAATTGTCGGACCAAAAACTATAGCGGCAGTTAATTCTAAGAATCCACGCGAGTTATTCGATCGTATCAAGATTGCCCGCTTCGATTTTATAGAAGATATCTGCCGGAAGCGTCCCGCAAACAACAAGTTCAAACGCGGATGGTTGAACAGAGTTAACGATATCAAATTTGAATCATAATAAGAGGAGGAACAATCATGAAATCAACAGTTATAACCTTCACAAAGGGTGAGAAGAATTATGTAAGCGATGCCGTTCAGGTAAATTCTGCGGAAGTAGGATTGCAGATTACATTTGAAAAAGGCGGTAAACTTTGGGTGTATATAAGCTATGACGGGCAGAATTACTCTCCACTGCCGAGTAGAGGCTATACAAAAGTGTTTGCTTGTCCGGTTGTCGGTTGTATCCCCGGACAGTATCTTAAAATCGAATGTGAAACGGAACCGGTAAAGGCTTCTATCTTTGAATCGGAAGAATAATGGACGCAATAGGATTAAATCCAATTAAGCTTGATGCGATAGGGCTTGATCCTATTCGCATGAATGCGATACGCTTAGGAGTTCCGGGAGCTTCTTCCGGTTCCGCCCGTCCCTACATCGACCCCGACTTGCTCAAGCACGTCAAGATGGCCATCTCCACCTGGGGCAAGTCCAACGACGACCCCGACCGGGCAATCTTGAAGGACTTGTCCGGCAACGGGAACGACATGCGCCTGCTGAACTTCGGATTTGCGGAGGGCAGTGGATATGGATTACCGGGAACCGACTTCGAAGGCTGGCTATGTACAGACGGAGTAGACGACATAATTGTATCTGTCAAGCCTGTCTCTGAGATGCTAGAGGGAAGCAATGAGTTTACTGTTATTAGTATTATACATTATATAAATGCAAATAGTGGAATTGCTACTGTCAGTAATAATTTTATTGGGGATTTGGGCGGCAAGGGTGTCTATGCTCGTAATTCTTTCAGCGCATCAGAAACAAATAAAACCGGTATATATGGATATACTTACAACATACCTGATAGAAGAAAGACAGTTATTGGCATTCTTGGAGATGAAAAAGATTATGCTATTACAGATGGAATCAATGTAAATTGTATAGATGAATTTACGGTAAACGGTTTTAGGTATAGCGATCTGAGTATCAAAGATGTAACTCAGATTGCCTACGCAGGAGGATTCATCGCTAATAAAGTTCTGACCACTGACGAAATCAATCAGATCATCGCCTACTATAACCTTGACCGTCCGGGACAGATCATCAAGCCTCAGTTGTACTACAACATCAAGAAGCAGGGTATCACCAACGAGAACCACGCAGAGTTCAACGATCAGTTGATCGACTTTGTAGGAGGTCACAACATCCAGTTAAACAATATCGGCTGGGAAGGAGAAAGTGGTATCAATAGTTATCCTGTAATTTTCGGTGTTAATAAGACTTGGAATGCTCAAGGTAGTAAAGAGGATGATAAATATTATATTTATACTAGTAGTGCTAATAAGTATAATATTACACAAATTAAAATTAGTAGTTCTTTATTTTATAGTTATATAAAAAGGAATGGAGAGTTAACTAGTGATAATAAAGATATACCATCTTTTAAACTTAAAGTAACTGGATTAGACTATGATAAATTTTACTTAGCTTATTATTATTTAAAATCATCAGATGTAGAAGTTAGGAATGTTACTGATATTACTTCTGATGGAATTTATGAATTGCCTAAATCGTTTGCTAGTGACGGAAGTTTAACTGAAACTAATTCTTACATAGGATTAAGTTTTATTAGAAAATCAGCTAATATTCCTGATGTAGTAAAAAATGTAAATGTTACCATCGAAGTCCTCCCCACCATCGAACACGCTCTCAGCCTAGACGGAATCAACGACTTCGGCAAGGTAACCGGTCTCCCTGTTTTGAAGGACTATACGGTAGTGGCTCTTCGTAAATGGTTATATGGTGATTCTGTAACAAGTACTGAAACTGGCTCTATTGTTTCTAAATCTAAAGTTGGTAATAACGGTGCTTTTATTTTTGAACAAACATTAAATAGAAATCCTCCTCGTTCTAGCACCTTTTCTTTTGGTACAATTAATTCATTGATGAGTAACGATAAGCTGTTTGAAGAATCATTTACTTATCAAACTAAATATAGTTATAACGGGGAGACTATAGTATCTGGTTCCGGTGTTGATGGTGACTCCATGTGGCTAGGAACGATTAGAGACGGTGATGCTCGTTTCTCTAAACTTGCATTATGGTCTCTCATGCTCTTCCCCTACAGTCTCTCCGAGTTCCTGTTGGAACGCCAACTGAGAAAGTACAAGGCAGGAACGCTATATCCGGATATGATTGAGTTCAGACCGATTGTAAAGAGTAACACCCCTTACTCCTCGATCTCCTACTCAGTTAATCCGGGAGAATATGTTACTGAGGGTAGTACGGTCACTATCACTATAACATTGTCAAATGAAACAGATAAGCTGGTCGGTGTATCATCCAACGCCATCAGTGACATATCCGTCTCTGGGGATAACGGTGTCTATGAAGTAACCGGAAAGGTCACCAAGTCACCTCAGAAGATCAGCATAGTTATCTCCAGCTACTTGACAATGTTAAGCAACTCAACTTTAATTTCAAATGAAACATTAATTAAAAACGAATAATATGGAAAAGATATTTGATATAGCAAAAGACTCAGAAAAATCGTGGGGAGTCATTGCGCAAGGGATAGATGGGAATTTTGAGGAGTTAAGCCTCAAAGTGGACGGAACGCGGAGGATTACTGGTAAGGATTTCTATAATGGATTGTATGAGTATGGAACCGGTATCAAGGATAGCAGGTATAATGTTGTATGTGGCCCATTGAAAATTTCTGTAGGAGAAAAAATAAACATTGTTCCTTCTGGTACAACAAAAATGGGAGCAAGAATATTCGACAGCGAGAATCTCACCAATGCGACTACGTTGAAGAATACAATTGATATATTATCAGAATACGAATATATTTCAGAATTTGACGGATATATTCTTTTTAGCGCAAACGACACAAGAGGTGTTGTTATTTCTGCTGAAACATGCACAGTTTCAATTTCGCTTGTCAACAATTTAACAGATAAGATAAACGACAAGATTGAAAAGTTGGAAGAAGAAGTTTCAAATTTAGATATTAATATATGTTGCACTCCATTTTCTCACGTAAATACGACGATAGTAAACGATTGCCAGCATAGCGATTCGTATGAATTGTCAAACGGAGAAATTGACGCAACAAACAAACTGCTTTGGAATCATTCGTTGCATATAAACAACGGAAATGTTGTGTTTAAGATAAATCCTATTAACCTTGTTGACAATGTTTTATCGTTAAAGATGATGATAAATAGCATTGCATCAAGCGAAAAAAGCGTAGAGGTTAAGATATATAACAACACAGAGCCAAACAATTACTATGTTTATGAATTGATGCGGGCAAACGTCAACACTGTATATGGCACATGGCGTGAATACACAATACCATCACTTGCGTATTGGTATAAAAATGGAAAATCTGTCAATCTAGAGAGTATCGACAGAATATCTATCAGTGGAGTTAATTGCGATTTTAATGTACAGTATGTAGGAATTAAGTCAAATAGACTGAAAAAAGGTATTGTGACATTTACATTTGACGACGGCTATAAGTCACAAGCTCTTGCTATGAAGGCTCTCGCAGAAAGAGGATTGAGCGGAACTATCTTTGCAATAAAGGATACTTTTAGCTATGGCGATGATAGCGAATTCCTTAACTTAAATGGATTTAGAGAGGTTGTTGATAAATATAACGCTGATATACAGTGTCACGGAGTATCATCATTTGATGATATGTTAGACGATGATGAATTGGCTACGTATATGCAGCAAACGAAACAAATACTTATTGATAACGGACTTGGAAAGGGAGACTATATGGCATATCCAAATGGATTCCACTCTGATCGAGTTGTCAACATTGCGAAAAGATTCTTTAAGGCATGCCGAACAATCCAGAATTATATACCGATGGAAACCTATCCCCCGTATGATTTGTATCGAATAAGAGCGTACAGTAATATCACGTCATCAAGTACAGACAAGATTAAACAGCTTATTGACAGGTCTGTAGCTTCTGGGGCATGGCTTATTTTGGTATATCATAGGATTGAAGATGGAGAAACGGGGATGTATTGCAGCCTTGAGTCATTAGAGGAAGTAATTGACTATGCTGTCAATTCGGGTATTAGGATTATGAACTTTAAGGATGTCTTTGAATCTGGAGTCGTTATTTAATACGTAAGTCAACTACTTAAAATAACTCAATATTAACTGACTTGTTATAAAAAGCAATTATGAAATACATTGTATTCCCCACAGCGAAACTGAACGAGATACCGCAAGAGGTCCTCGACGAACTGCACCTGACCCCACGCAAGAGCGTAGACGGTACTCAGGTGATCATGAAACTGGTTCATTACGAAACTCTTTTCCCGTCTGTTATGACCTTACCGTTACTGGACGAAGAAGAGACTCCGCAGGAACCGGTCTATCCTTATCCTACCTATGAAGGTGATGATCTGAATGTGTTGTTGTCGGGTCCGGATTGGTCATCAAGTGAAAGTATCATATGAAATCTCTTCCTTGGATATTAGTCTGCCTGCTTGTATGCGTGGTCGTGTGGATGCGTTGTAATCCACACGATCCATCAACGGTGTACATTAAGGGAGATACTGTACGTATCCGGGATACGATAAGGGACACCATTCCCAAACCGGTAAAGGAAACCTTAAAGCGTACCGATACGGTATATTTACCGATCCTGATAGATACCACTACCGACAGGACCGTAGACGGTGATTCGGTTCCGGTGATTATACCGATTACAAGCAAGGAGTATAAGACTGATAATTACCGTGCAGTGGTTAGCGGCTATAAGCCAAGCCTTGATTTCATGGAAGTCTACGGAGAAAAGGAAATCATCACTCTTAAACCGAAGCAAAAACGCTGGGGCCTTGGCCTGCAATTTGGATACGGCTATCCCGGTGGATTGTATGTCGGTGGTGGAGTAAGTTATAATTTATTTATGTGGTAATACCGGCACTATCTTCACAGACCGTTTCCGGTATGAAAAGTTTAAGTTGTATTTATATAACAATTTCCATTGGAAAAAGGTTTATTAAGAAAGGAGGACAAAATGAGACATTAATTGATTATTAAGCACTAAGTTATCCGGTAAAGTAGAAGGCCGGTTATCATAACAAATGTAACTCTTTTGGGGGATAGAGTAAAAAAAGAACCCCCAACACTGAAAGTTGACGCCAATCGAACTTTTTAGCATACCAAAAGCATACATAGGTAGTGTCGGGGGTATAATATCCTTAACATTCCTATATATGCTTTTGTTTATTTGGTACTGAGTACGATTGGCAAAGGCAAAAGTACAACAAAAAATTAAATTACTATGTGTAAGTCAGAGATTTTTGCCGAGATTCTAAATATTGTTGGAAAAGAAACTGAAGTTTCTACTGAATTGATCCTTTCATCAAGTAAAGTTACTGAAGTTGTTGACGCCCGTTCTATTGTAGTATTCTTCCTCACTGAATACGGGCTATATCCTGAACAAATAGCGACTTTGCTTCACAAGACATCCGCTAGTATCCGTTATCTTATATCTACTTTTGAAAGCCGTAAACTGGCAAACAAAATGATTGCAATATATCTGCAAAATATTCGCAAATCGCTTGAAAATGAGCTCTGATTTACCGTATTTCTATTATATACTTTTGTGATGCGGTTAATATTGACCGTGTTATAATTGTATATCAATATGAGTGAAACAAAGACTTACGTTTTCCCGGAGTCAGGCGGGAACGGTGGCGGTAGTGGAATGATGGCCATGCTGGCTCCTCTATTGCAGCAGAAAGGAATTGATCCGAACTTGTTGGTAGCTATGAATGGCAAGAACAACAATAGCGGCTTCGGTGGGGAAGGATCATGGTTTATATGGGTGATTTTTTTGTTTTTCCTTATGGGATGGGGAAACAATGGAAATGGATGGGGAAACAATGGCGGCGGCAACAACGCAGGCGGAATCCCTAATCTTATCAACAACGATGCAGGAAGGGAGTTGCTTATGAGTGCTATCCAGGGAAATGGTCAGGCTATCAATACGCTGGCTACCAATTTGAATTGCTCTGTAGGGCAAATTCAACAGTCTATCAACAGCGTCATGACGCAGATTCAGGGAGTAGGCAACCAAATCGGGATGTCTTCACAGCAGATTATCAACTCCGTGCAAGCTGGTAACTGTCAAATAGCACAAGCAATCGCAGACTGTTGCTGCAAGACGCAGAATGCTATTACTACGCAAGGCTATGAAAGTCAGTTGGCTATCTGCAACCAGACTAATACCTTGGTGAACACGGCCAACCAGAACACCCTGTCATTACGTGACGGAGCAACCGCAAATACAAATGCTATTTTGGGGAAACTGGATGCAATGCAGAATCAGGCCTTACTGGACAAGATCGATGCGCTTCGTGAGGCTAAATCAGCTTTGCAAACTCAGTTATCACAGGAACATCAAACATCGACATTCGGGCAAATGATTGGTCAGGCAACAGCTCCTCTGGGTGCTGCTTTAGGTGATCTCAGTTCGCGCCTGGCAAAAATCGAGTGTAAACAACCAGAGACTGTTACTGTTCCTTACAGTCCTATTGCGGCAGTTCCCAACTGTGTAGCATACCAATACGGCTTGTATGGTGGTTTCAATCCTTACGCTGCCGGTAATGGCTTTTGGGGTTAATAGAGGAAGGAGGCTATTATGGCAGTATATCCTTTCCAATTTGTAAACCGTAGGGGTTCTGCGGCTATATCAACCTCGGGAGTAACGGTCAATACTGCTAATGTGGTGTTTTCCTTTCCCAACCACGCCTTTGTTAACGCATGGTATAGAGGGACAATATACATCGACATTGCCCAAGCGGTACCTACCGGAACAACCGGCACGCTTCCTGTTCTGTTTGAGACCAATGGAGCTACCCAGGCGGTCACTAAATATAATGGAGAAGCTCTGACTGCGGCAGACATTCCCGGTACTGGTGTGTATGAGTTCTGGTTTGACCGTGCTACCAACACGTTGCAGATTATGACCGGAGTAGTTTAAAAACAACAATGGGCGGGAGCAATCCCGCTCCTTAAAGAGTTAATTAATTATGCCTTTTCAGAATTTAAGAACAAACAGCGAGTTCTTTGTCCTTCATAGGGACGGTACTCCATATATAGAAGTAGGATCTGTAGCCGGGGTTTCCAATCCTGTGCCGGAGTTTATGCAACAACCTCTTCCCTATGGGCAGCCCCCGAGAATGGTGGTTGATATAACAATCAAGGTCGGGGAGCAGACGGTGACTTTCCAAAAGATACCGGCAATGTCTGACATTGCTGATGCAAACTTTCCCGGAGGTGGGAATATGGTAATATCCGGCTCAAGGGAATCGATGAATGCGGAAGTTGCCGCCATGCGCAACCGCTCTTCGGAGATATTGGGCAGTGTTGATCATCATCGTTCCGTCATAGAGTCATGCGACAAGATGCTTCAGGTCCTTAATCCTGAATTTGCAGAACGCCAGCGTCAGGAAGCGGAAAATAAAGCGCTTCGGCAAGAACTTAGCGAATTGAAGGCTATGATGGCTGATTTCTTCAAGTCTTCTGAAAAGACATCTGGTAGTAACAATTCTAAAAAACAATAGTATGATGATGATTGAGATTTCCGAGAGCAAGGTCGAGAAAATGTCCGACTACGCTGAAAAGATGCTTAAATACGGTGGTAAGCTGATGCAATGCATCGAAGAATTATCCGGTGGTGAAAGCATGGGAAGACGTGAACGTTATTATGACGATGACGACGACCGCTATGACGAGATGGGTGAACGTGGTGATTATGGTGGCGGTTCCGGTCGTGGCGGCTATGGCGAAAGACGCGGCGTACGTGGTACAGGACGCTATTCCCGTTATCGTTAATGTTTAATTAGGGGGTGGATCATTTCTACTCCCTATAACTTTATTTAATCATGAGGAGAGAACCTTTGGATATAAGAGATAGAAGACCGGAAGAAATGGAAGCTTACTTGTCTAACTTCGGTTGGCATTTCAATAAGAAAATGTGCGAGTTTGCAGTGTCGCTCATGAAAAAGCTTAATCCTTCTACCGGTAAAAAAGAGCGGATTGAACCGATATCGAAAGAGAAAGTAGATGAGTTGCTTACCCGCTATGGCATAAAGCTTGAAAATAATGCGCTATATGATTATGTTTATGTAGCCAACATGGGTAAGGCAGATTATCTGAAGTCATCTATTCCCGACGAAGCGCATTTGGCTCTTTATATAAAGGATACAATTGATGACCCTGATGCTCCTGACGGGGCAACGATGAGAAGATGGTATGCGACAATGATTGCTGCCGGAGAACCTATTGAATGGGACGAAACGCTTTGATGAATGATACGACAACGGTTTGCATTACCCAAGTATGAATGGAGCTGCATGGTATATTATGCAGTAGATACATATTATACAGAGGAAATACTGGATAATATGCATTCCATCGGTTGCGACGGTGATATGCTTCGTACTGCGTATGAGAATATTAGCTCCGGCAATTTGAATACCGGAGTTACTTATTCCAACTTCGGCACCCGGGAAACAGTAATGGTCATTGCCCTTACTTCGTCCCCAAAGGAATTTGCCAAGTCCTGGCGGCATGAATGCGGGCACATGGCTACTCATATTTGCCAGGCGTTCGGTATAGACCCTTACGGGGAGGAAATTCAGTATATCGGAGATGATATCATCGAAAAGACATGGGAGTATGCTAAGACATTGTTATGTGAGTGTGACTGCTGTAAAAACAAGGTCAAACATTTAATACGCTAATCCATGAAGAATAAAGAAATTAAGAAAGCATTAAAGAGTGATACGCCTATCAACAGTATGTATGCTCTTATTCCAGGCAATAGGTTGCAGGCTTTCAAAAAGTTTGCCTCCCGATTTGGATTTACTGAAGAACGAATAAAAACAGTGCTCGAAAATGAGAAACGATAAGCTGGACATATTGCTTGAACAGGCCGACGACCGGTATCACTCGGATTTCTGCCGGCTCCTGCTTGTGATGCTATGGAACGCCTAGAAAGGTGGTTGTATTGGCTGATTCCTCTTGCAATTATTGCAAGGGTTATATCTTTGTGTGTATAATTGATATTGTAACTTGATGAGTGTAAAACATATAAAATAATCTATTTTTTATTGCAATTTATCTTCTACCTTTTGCAGATACAAATTAAATTCATACATTTGCAGCACATGATTATGCCTTTGGCTTACGTTTGTCCCCCTCTTGATAATGGGCATGCCTAACCAAAGGCCATTTTTTTATTTTATGAAAACGCGTCCAAATACATCGTACACAGAAACCCCTATAAGAGTTGCCATATTAATTGATGGTGGGTATTTTAAACGCTATAATGCAATGTATAATAAGTCCGGCAAAAAGACAGCATTAACTATTGCCAATGATTTATATACTATATCCCATTCTCATGTAGGGAAAAATAATTATTTATATCGCATTTTTTATTATGATTGTGTACCATTCGCCAAAAAGATACATAATCCTGTCTCTAATAAATGTATAGACTTTTCTAAAACAGAAGAGGCTATCCGCAGAAGTGAGTTAATAAACGAACTTAAGAAAAAGAGAAAAGTCGCTCTGCGTCTAGGTAATATTAAGGAAAGCAAAAGATGGCTTTTCTATGATAACACAATGAGAAAATTATTAAAGAAAGAGATTTCTCTTGATGACATTAATGCGGATGACGTATATTATGAATTGCGTCAAAAGGGGATTGATATGAAAATTGGTGTTGACATCGCTTCTTTATCTTTAAAAGGTTTTGTAGATAAAATCGTTCTTATTTCTGGAGATTCAGATTTTGTCCCTGCTGCAAAATTGGCTAGACGTGAAGGGATTGATTTTGTTCTTGATCCTATGCATTGCGAACATATCGAAAATGATCTATATGAACATATTGATGGATTAAAAAGTATACCTTTATATCATCAGAAAGATGCAAAGAAAAAATAGCTCCTTTCCATTTATAACGCCTCTTTTAAAATGGAATTGCCCGGCATATGACATGCCGGATTTTTTATTCTCAAATGTTAAAATATGCAGTAAATCACAATATTTTTCTTTTTTTATTTGGAGCGTATCACATTAATTATTATCTTTGTCACATCAATAAGAGATAAAGTAATAACAATTAGATAATAAAGATCATGAGCACAATTACAATTAACGATTACAAGAGAGCCTACAACATCGGTGTAAAAGACGCAAAAAGATGTGGCTACACAAGTTGGTACACACCAGTGCTAGGGGCAGCATATAATCTTGGCTATGAAGGCTATACTATAGATTTTGACACAGTAGTTACAGCGGAGAGATATGGAGAACTTCCGGAAGGTAGCAACGTCTCTTTTAATTATAGAGAAAACACTAAGGAGCTAGGTGTATCTGTTGCTTGCCTGAAGGGAGAAAAAGAAGTAGGATCTTGTATGTTTTTCCAAGACAGACAAAAAGTTGAGGTTAAAGGATTATTAGTATCTGCAAAAGGTAGCGATGGCGAACCGCTAATCCTCCCGTTAGACGTTGATCAATGGGATTTTGAATAAAATGTATAAGTAAATATAATTTAAATAAATAAACAATCATGAAAACAATCATAGAAAAAAAAGTAGAAGGCTTTGAGAATGCGATCATCAGTGAGAATGAAGAAAGCTGGTTTGTTGACCTCCGTACAGGTTTGGGAGAGGCTGAGTATTCTAAGTGTGACTTTACATTAGACCAGGCTATTGAAGATCAAATTAATTGGAAAATGGAATGATATATACTGTACGCTAACCAGTTTTATGTAAGAGGCGGCCTATAATTATTAGGCTGCCTCTATTTTTTTTATTTCTAAGTCTCATTTAAATTGTGTTTAAAGATGGTAAAGTGCACATTTTGTTTTGTGTTAACAAATCTGAATTTGGAGCAAAATGTTTTGTGAAAAGGGAACAATTTGTTTTGCCGTTTATAAATAGGTCTACTAATAATGAAATAGTCCCTGTTTTAGTACTCTCTTTTTGTAAATATCTTATTTTCAATGTGGTATGTAGTGGGTACGAGAATCGAACTCGTATTACATGCGTGAGAGGCATGTGTCCTAACCGTTAGACGAACCCACCGTTTGTTGATGAATTTAAAAAGAGCCAAGTCTATAAAACTTAGCTCTTTTTATTTAGAGAATTTTGCGGAAGCTGGGGGATTCGAACCCCCGGTACGGTTACCCGTACGTCAGTTTAGCAAACTGGTGGTTTCAGCCACTCACCCAAACTTCCTTGAACCCGCATTCTCTCTCAAATGCGGTGCAAATATAGGGGGAACTTTTGGACTACGCAAATCTTTTAGCAAGATTTTTTTTACCTGTTTTATGATTAAAGAGATAACTTGCTATGTTTCAAATGTTAAACGGATTATTTTTTTTGAAAATATTTTTTCTCGCTATTTATAGGGGAGAGTGGTTACCTTTTTAATTATTAGATAGGGGGCGTTGTACCATCAGAACATTTACATTAACATTCGTTATTTTGGGGAATGAAGTATGATTTATGGGGGATGATAACAGGAAATAAGTGAATGACAAAAGGCATTGGCCAATCAGATATTTTGTGGATGATTTCGTATCTTGGAGGATTTATAAAAAAAAGAGCATAAAAAAAGGCTATCTATCCCAGACAGCCAATCTTTTTGTTAACCTTAAATCTAATACTATGAAAAACACATTGCAAATATACGGAGTTTTACGATATCTGCAAATAAATCAGGTAAAACGGGGCGATTTATAACATTGATTAAATAATTAAATCTTTGATTCAATCTTTATTAAGGTTTCAGAGGGCGGTAGAGTGTCTTTTTAATCTGTATTTTGATAAATCAGGTTATTTATTTCAATTGTTTTTTGGGGGGGCACGGTGGTTGCTTTGGAGGGCTATGGAATTCATAGATATCCTGTGTGTTGGGGGATTTACCTCTTCCATTAGGTGAATTCCCCTAAATAAGTAGGAATTTTCAATTTCATAAGGAAAATTCATTCTATACTTTTGTGATATCGAAAGATAAATGATAGGATTAATAAAGGAACCATTAAAAATAAAGGAATATGAAAACGAACGCATTTAGATACTTAGGACTGGCTTTAATGGCTGTATTAACGTTGAGTCTGACTTCTTGTGAAGTAGAAATCGATAGTTTTTATGATGATGATAATATCGGTGGTGGTTACTACAATCGTTCTGCTGATTTATGTAGCCGTACATGGGTAAGCTTTTATCGGGATATGGACGGTAACCGTTGCCGTCAGGAACTCGACTTTTATTTGGACCGGACAGGTGTTGATTTTATACGGGTTGAATATCCTAATGGACGTGTGGAAACCTTTGAATATAATTTCCGCTGGAACTGGGAGAATTATGCACAGACTTCCATTCGTATGGATTACGGTCGCAATGATGTATCCTATCTGGATGATGTATATATCGGCGGAAATAGGTTGAGCGGTTATCTGGACGGTCGGAATAACTTCGTGGAATATACAGGTCGGTGA